GCGAAATGGGACCCGCTGACGGATGAGACCGAGAAAGAGAAGAACCGGCTTGGCTACAAGCTGAATGCGCCTCTGGAGCGGACCGGCGAGATGCGAAGAAGCATCAGCCGGACCGTGTCGGGAAACGAAGCGGTGGTCGGGTCAACCGACGAAAAGATGCTCTGGCACGAGCTGGGGCAGGGCAACAACCCGCCACGTGCGGTGCTAGGCCCAGCGGCTATCCGGGGCGCCGAGAACATGAAGGCGCGGTTTGCCTTGGGCGTCGCCGCCTGGCTGGCTGGCCGGAACTGGCGCGCGCGCGGGCTCAAATAGGGCGGAAAGCGCCCCGGCGCCGAGCGACCCGAACACCCAGATCGCCGCCAACGTCCAGAAAACGCGGCGCACGCGCCGGTCCAGCCTGATCTTGTCGGTTTCCTCGACATCTTGGGCTGGCAGCGGCGGCGGGTACTGGACGGACGAAATGTGGTCCGCCATCCACTCATGGACTCGGTATTTCAGGGTTCGCATGGGGTCGAAATTGGCTCCGGAATGACAAGTATAGGTCACCATGTTCGACGCATATAAGATCGGCGCCACTCTGGTCCTGCACGACATGATCGGCCCGGCGCTGCTGAAGCTCGCCACCGAGTTTCGCAAAGTGGATGTGCTGGCGGCCAACGTCAACCGGCATCTGTCGGCCATCGAGAAGCACGCCGTGGGCATCCGCAGCGTCTCTCGCGCGAATGCGACGCTGGCGACGAACATGGGAAAGGCCAATTTGGAGGCCGCCCAACTCGCACGGAACATCAACGCCGTCCACGCGGCCAGCGTTGCGGCCTCGCGCTCGGCGGCTATGGGCGCCATGGGCGCTGGCCTCGGCGGACGAGGCCCAGGGGGCGGCCGGCCGGGGCTTCCTCCGCCGGGCGGGGTCGTTCCGTTGCCCATGCGTCCGCGCTATCCCGGGCGGGCGGGCGCCGGCGGCGGTGGCTTCGGCGGGCACGGCGGCAACGTTCATGTCGGCCCGGGCGGATTCGGCGTCGGGGCGATCGGCATGGGCATTCCGGGCGGGATGCTGGCCCCGGCGGCGGGGGTAATGGCTGGCGCGTACGTCACCAAGCAGCTTTACGACTCGGCTAAGGATTACCAAACGGCCGAGACGCGGTTCAAGACCCTGAACCTGGGCGATGCGGTCAACAAGGACGCGGACAAGTTCGCACGTGGAACCAGGGTCTTCGGAACATCGAGCACTGCGCTGATGGAAACGCTCCGCGAGTCGGTCGGCATGTTCGGCTCTCTGGACGTTGCCAAACAGGTCGCGCCGACGATCGCCGCACTAAATGCGGCGAATAGCGGGCTATTCGGGGGCAAGGTTGGGGCGATTGATGAGGGCGCGGCGCGCTCCGTCATGCGCTTCAACGACATGCGGGGCCTGACCAATAGCAAGGAAGACTTCCTGCGCGGCCTCGATCTTGCCCAGCGGATGGTGACTGGCTCGGGCGGCGCAACCGGTTTCGGCGATCTCGAACAACTGGCGAAGACAGGCGGCGCAGCATTCAAGGGACTAAGCGACCAGGGCATCATGAACCTGGCCACGCTTATGCAGGAGCAGGGCGGTGCGCGCACCGGTACTGCATTGATGTCCCTGTATCAGAACCTGATCGCCGGTCGGACGCCAAAAAAGACTATGGCTGCATTGGTGGACGCCGGCCTGGCTGAAGTAGGGGAGGTCACCAGCGGTAGCGTCGGTGGAAAGACAATCAAGTCGACTGTCCTGAGGAACATTAAGGACGAACAGATGCTCCGCGAGGACCCCGCTGGTTGGCTCATGAAGTACGCGTCGGCTGCGGCCGAGCGGGCTGGCGCAAAGACGGATTCCGAGAAGATCGGATTCGTCAACAATCTGCTCTCCAACCGGCAAGCCTCCAACATGGGTGCCAACTTCACCACCCAGCAGGCGCAGGCACTTCGCGATGCGAGCCTGGTGAAAAACGCCAAGGGCGTTCAAGGGACGATCGACGCGTTCAAGAAGACCGCGGGCGGAGCCGAGGCCGATTTCTTGGCTGCTTGGGATTCTCTGAAAACGGAGATGGGGCGCGGCATCTTGCCGAACGTCACCAAGATTCTGGATGCTGGAACTGAATTCTTCCGATCCGTGAACGACTGGGGTCAGAAGAACATGCCGATGCTCGAGAAAATGCAGACGGCTGGCGCGCCTTTCAATCCATTCGCCAACTACGGGCTCGGGAATGGCGGTCCCATTGGATGGCTCTATCGCAGCGCCAAGGCGTACATCACTGGCCCCAGTACGGACGATCAGAACGACCGCCGTCTCGCTCGCGCCAACCCGGTGAGCGGGTCACAGGGAGCTACGGTCCAGGTGAACTCCAGCATCAAGCTCGACAGCCGTGTGATTGCCGAAGTGACGTCGTTCCACCAGCAACGCGAGCTGTCGCGGCCGCAGACCGGGCCATCCACCTTCGACTCCGGCATGGCGCTTCGGCCACCGGCACTGAGATAAGCAAATGGCTGATGTCGTTCTTCAACTCGGGGATTTCACCTTCCAAAGGAACGAAATCCCCGAGTCGATCGCCTTTGGCGGCGAGCAGGCCCTTGTGGTCCATCGGCTGGTCGGCGGAACGAAGGTTGTGGACGCCATGGGCGACTTCACTGGTCCGATCTCTTGGACGGGATGGATTGAGGGCCCGGACGCCTTGGCGCGCGCGCGGCAACTCACTGCCATGCGCGCCGCCGGGGCTGCGATGGTGCTGTCCTGGTCAGAGTTGCAATTTGCGGTCGTCATCCGGGAGTTTGAACCCGATTTCCAGCGCTTCTACAAGATTCCGTACAGGATCGTGTGCGAAGTGGTCGAGGACCTGACGCTTTCCACCGCCGGTACAGGTGAAGCGAGCATCGACGACTTGATCAACGGCGACATGAGCGCCGCGACGGGGCTATCTGACCTGATTGGCGACGGAACGCTGTCGAGCCTGGTAGCGACCGCCAATACGGCCGTTTCGGCCGTTTCGAGCTTCGCAAACGCAGCGCAATCGACCCTGAACAGCGTCCTACAGCCGATTGCGGCGGTCCGGACGGAGGTGCAGACCCTGATCGCCTCCGCAAACAACACGCTGATCAACATCACGACGCTCGGCGGCATCGTGCCGAACAACCCGATCGCCGCGCAGGTTCAGCGACTCGGCAACCAGTTGGCGGCCGCCCAGCAAATCCCGCTGTTGGTCCAGCTTGATCGGACGGTCGGGCGCGTCCAGTTGAATGTGGGCTCGATTTACTCGAGCGCAAAGCAGTTGACGACCGCCGGCGGCAACCTCATGGACATGGCAGCCAAGGAATACGGCGATGCCATGGCCTGGACGGGGCTTGCAAAAGCAAATCCCCAGCTTGGAGGAGACCCGCAAGTGCAGGGCATCCAGACCATTACCATCCCGCCGTCGAAAGACAACGTCGGAGGCATTCTGAACTCATGACCAGCCTGAACAGCCTTCCCGCACTGCCCGTGGCGCGCTCGCCGCGCGCAATCGTGAAGGTGGCCGGGGTCATTGTGCCGGCTTGGACCGGATGGTCGGTGGACAACAACACTTTCTACCAGGCGGACACGTTCCGGGTTCAATTCGCGGCCAACGCGCTGCCCGCCGAGACGGACGCCGCGTGGTTTTCCGATCAGTCGGAGGCGTTCGTCGAGATCTTCGCAGGCTTCCCGGCCGATCCGATTAACTTCAGCGAGACGGACCTCACAAGCCTGATCTACGGGCGGGTCGACGACATCGACTATGACCCCGTGTCCACCACGATCACTCTGACGGGCCGTGACCTGACGGCGGCATTTATCGACGCGAAGACCTCGATCCAGTACCAGAACCTGACCTCTTCGCAGATCGCCACGAAGTTGGCCGAGGCGCACGGGCTGACGCCGGTGGTTACGGCCACGAAGACCCGGGCTGGGAACATCTACGCCTACGACCACGTCAGGCAGATGGACCAGCGCAGTGAATGGGACCTGATCTCCTTCCTTGCGGACGAGGAAGGGTTCCTTGCCTACGTGAAGGGAAGGGAACTGCATTTCGAACCCCGGCCGGAAGGCGATGGCGATCCATACGAGATCCGCTGGGAAGTGGACGAGCAGGGGTTGCCGGCCGCGAACGTCGAAGACCTCGTTCTGTCGCGCAGCTTGACGGTGGCAAAGGGCGTCACCGTGGTCGTGCGGTCCTGGAACGCCAAGCAGGCCAAAGGATTCACGGCCTACTACCCGAGCAAGGGCAAGACCACGCAGCCTGGCAAAGCATCGCCGTTCGGCAACCAGCAGATCTACACGATTGTCCGGGGCGGGCTGACCCAAGACCAAGCGACCCAGTTGGCACAGCGCACGCACCGCGAGATCACCCAGCACGAAATGAAGCTGCGCGCGCGGCTGCCGGCCGACGACCTGCTGACCACGACCACGAAGCTTCGCCTGTCCGGCACGAACACGAAGTTCGATCAGGACTACTACGTTGATGCGATCACTCGGTCCATGAGCCTCTCGGAAGGCTATGCGATGACGGTGTCGGCCAAGAACCACAACCCGGAAACGGTGCCTTCCCCATGATGAACGGCGTACGGAACCAGATGCGCGCAGCAGCGCAACTTGCCCAAGGCGGCGCCGAGCAAACCAAGATCGGCATCGTGACGAGCTATGACCCGGGCTTAGCCGCGGCTCGTGTGCGCCTCCAGCCCGAAGACCCGGACAACCCGGATATGACCCTGACGGGTTGGCTGCCGGTGGCCTCCGGATGGGTCGGGGACGGCTGGGGCATCGACGCCCCGGTCAGCCCGGGCGATCAGGTGGAGGTGAAGTACGTTGGGGCGGAGATCGAGAATGGCTATATTGCCGGCCGATTCTTCAGCGACAGCGTGCGGCCGACCGGCGCGAAGTCGGGCGAGTTCTT